CCACAGGTTATTGCCAATGCTTACGGAATTCCAACTACCAGTCCGGTCGTTGGTCGTATCTCCCGCACAACGCAGGTGGACAGTCGTTACCCGATCATCGCTGCCACTAACGGCGAGACCGGCAACTTGAATTTCCAGGGCAATAACGCTAGAAACGTCGGGGGTTCCCAGGGCGCGACTTACCATACGGCACAAATCATGGTGACCTCTACAATGCTTCAGCAGCAGACGGCTGGCGACTTTTACAGCGCCGTCGGCAGAGTGACCCATCATTTAATCCTTGTTGAGTCGCTTGGTCCAGGCTACTCAGCCCTCTTAAACACCCGTGCTGACGTCAAGGCCGTTATGGGTTTGACTGGTCCAATTGATTTTTTGGCCTTGTTCAATAGGCAGTTGGCCACATTCAATATCGTGCGAATGGATCCTGCGAAGTTTGCTAACACCAAGGCTAAGAGGTTAGCCAAGCACAATAAGGTGAGCTCAGTCAGGCGCATACAGCAGGCTAGGTCAACCCGATCAAGTGTCACCCGCGCCAATGGTCAAAGCACCCCGGAGCCTTGCTGGAGAGATCGAGCCCCACCAACTCTCGACGTGTTGCTTAATGGCGAAACGTACGTGATGGAGCCAGGTTACCATGCCTTAGAGTCGACGGAGCCAAGGTTCATCGAGCGCACGCACCTGCCTCGCGCTGACCCCTCCAGGATCCTTGATCAGGCTTTAGATGGTTTGACTTACCGAGAGCAGCGAGAGGTGCTGACTGATGCAGGCATGACTAGCTGCTTCACTGAGCGTCACAACCCTTCTGGCATGCCAACTGAGCAGCTATTCCCAAACCAACGCGGCACTGACCCAGTCCTCTTTCCGGTAACCATAAAGAAGCGTCTATCACCCGGCACCATTGATGACAACCTTGGGGACTTGCACAGTTCAGATTGGAAGGCCCAGATCTTGTTCGACCACCTAGCCAGCTACTTGGACTTCCCGAAGTTCCCTGAGAGGCTCGACGTTGAGTTGTTTGAGCAATGCATCTATGAGACGGAGTTTCGCAAGTTGACAACCAAGACACAGCAAACACTTCTCAACAATGTCAAGCGCGGCGACCCATTCTGGAAGTTCAACTTTGTGGATCACTTCGTCAAGTCGCAGCTCAAGGCCAAACTGGAGACCCTCGGCAAGCCAGCCAAGGCGGGCCAAAGCCTTGCCACTTGCCAGGATGCAGTGATTTTGCTGTTCGGTCCCATGGTTCGTTACCTTCGCCACAAAGTCATGCACAAGTTCCCTGCAGAGTTATACTGTAACTGCGAAAAGACGGCAGACGACTTCGATACCTGGGCTCGCACGCATTGGCAGGATCGGGAAAGCACTGAGAGCGACTTGGAGAATTTTGACTCAACACAGCGTGGCGACAGCCTAGGAATTGAGTTGAAGTTAATGTACCAGTTCGGCCTGGATAGAGCTCATATTGCTCTATTCGATCAATTCATGGGCAATTGCCGCAACTTGCCAGAACTTTACTTGTTCTGGAAAACGCACATCATCTCATCGGTCATTGGACTCAAGCAAACTGGTCGCGACACTGGCGAGCCTGGAACGTACGACTTCAACACTTACTACAACCTCGCACTCACCATCTTGATGTACAACTTACCAAGAGGAGTGCCGGTGGCTGTTGGAGGCGATGACATGAGCGCCAACCGTAGACTTGTTCTTTCACCACTTTGGCTCAGGATACGCTCCAAGTTTTTGACAGTTGCCAAGGTTGAGTACACTATGAGGCCCAGCTTTTGTGGCTACTACGTGACTTCCCATGGCACCTACCGCAACCCTAGGCTACTGGCACTCAAGACCATGTACCACATGGACCAGGGCACCCAGCACTTGGTGGACCTCTCCTACGCCGGCGAGGCTTACAGCGCGTATCGCTTGGGTGATAAGCTCATTGAGCTTTGCTCATGGACCGAGCTGGAGTGTTTGGGTTGGCTGGTTGAGTATTATCATCAGACTTACGTTTGGGCGCAGTCAATTTTCGGCTCGGAGGTGGACCCCAGGAGTTTGGCCCAGGTTCTCTTGGCTACAGGTGAGCAGTTGCATCAGTGGCAGACGGATTCTGTGGAGTTCTCAAAGGGGCAGCGGCGCGCATTGGGCAGGACTTTCAGGTTTCAGGTATCGGTTCTCAAGGTTTTGGGTTGTGAGAGCTTTGAACAGGTTCAGGAACGTTATTTGGATGTTTAAAATAAAAAGAAAATAAATAAATACATTTCTTTCATAGTTTGTTATATGGGGTTTAAGGTTAAGTGTTAATTGGTTTTTTTGATTTGTTTATTTATGTTTGAAATTTTGATTGAAAACGGAGACATCATCAGACATGACCGACCAACAATCTCAGCAAGCATCATCGATCGTAGCCTCATCTGCTCCCCAGGTCCAGGCGAGTCAGCAGAGTTCCCACTCAGTCTCCTCACAGTTGCTGGGACAGACCTTCAACCCACTGCAGAGACGGTTCAACCTACATTTGGCCTCAGTGAACTATCTGGCACCAACTGTGGCCGTCCCCGACCCCATCATCAATCTTCAGGGCGATCCTCTGTCCGAGAAGCGCATCAAGGATTTTATCAGGTTTCTCCCAGTAGTTCACTGGAGGAGCTTGTCCGTGGAATTGATCCCGGTCCAGGACGCTTCGATCACCCTTTTGTCTGGCCGAGTCGCGTGGATTCCGAGCGTGGAGGCGTACCCCTCCAGTTGGAAGGAAATGAGCGAGTTTCCAACCGTCCGCAACATCGTCATGGGACCCCGCCATCAGTCCGGTTTCGTGGAGCCACTGTCACTGGAGGCCGACTGGACGTACGGCAATCAGAGACAGATCAAGCCGATCCCTTTGATAGGCGGCGCACCAAAGTTCAGCATGCGGTGCCGCCTCACGCCGCTTCGAGTGTGTGGGGACGACGGCTCGTTTGTGAACCTCCCAGTGGACAACAACGCGAGGTGTTACAACCTGTACATGGTCGGCGAGATCCTGGCTTCTTTGTGAGGATTTGCAGTTTTGTGGGATTATGTGCTGGGGTCCGCAAGGTTCGTGGACAGGTTTAGTTGTGCTGGTTTTCCCTTTCTTTCCCTTTTCCTTTCCTTTTGCTAAGATTTAACTTTAGCAGGGTACTCATCCATTTTGTGA